CAGTGGATTGCTATTACTGCTGGCGTTGTGGTGGAATTGCTTGGGCTTGCGTCGGTTGCAACGGCTGTCCGGTTTTTCCTGTATAACCGCCGCTTCAAAAAGGATGCAAAGAATCCAAATCCGAATCAAGCACCTTTCAAGGCGGCTATGGCTGTATATGGGTTTTACGTGGTTATCGTGATGCTGGTCAACGTAATCATGGAGGCAACTAGTGAAACCGGATCAACTCGAAGCGGATGGACGATTCTTGCTATCGCTTTATTTTCGCTCCTCTCTTTTCCTTCCGGCTTGCTGGTTGCCTTGCGTACTGGATTCGCTGAAATGTTGGAAGAAAAGGAATCGGCGCGATCTAACAACCAAAACAACAACACGCCCAATAAGCCCGCAAAGAAGGTAAACGCGAGCGACAAGAAAGCCGAAATCCTCCAGTTGCTCGACACGCATTATCAGCAGACCGGCGAAGTGTTGAAGCCCTCGCAGATTTCCGCAAAATTGAATCTGGACAACGACACGGCGAAGGGGTATATATCCACCGAGACAACGAAATGGAAAAAGGAAAAGGGTATCAGCCCGCTGGGGTTCTGAGAACGTTCTGGTTCTTTGGTTCTTTGGTTCTGTAGAACGCCAGTATACCCGTTTCCGTTCCATGGGTTTTATACCGTTCTAAAGGCGAATGGAACCAAAACCGCCCTGAAAATCCAGTTCTGACCGTTCTTTTTTGCGGTAGAACGGTCAGAACGCAAAGCCTTTTTAGAACGAAATGTAGAACGATTGGAGAGACATGAAAAAGATAATCATGGTCGGAAGTAACCCACGCACACGCGGCGCGATCCCTTGGGATTCTGACGCGGAATTTTGGAGTTTGAATGAGGCACCTATGAACGCATGGATGAAGCGTTGGGACGTGCTTTTTCAGATTCATAAGCGATGGGATTGGGACAGGCTGAATAATCTTGCCCACCCGAATTACCCGCTGTTTATCAAGGCGCAATCGGGTGAATGTCTTTACTGCAAAGGCGCGGGGAAGGCATATGCCGATGGAAAAGAGGTCGCTTGCCCTTGGTGTGTGGATGGGATTTACACCGTGCCTGAACACCGCAACGGCAAGACAATCATCATGCAGGATAATAATGATGACGTGCCTGGGTGCCGATGTTTTCCGTTGGATGTAATTAGTCATAATTTACGCATGGATGTAAAGCATTACCTAACGTCTACACTAGCTCATATGCTGACTTATGCAATTTGGCTTGGAATGTCTTATGAGATTCAAATTGAGATATACGGCTTTGAAGCCGAGTCAAACACAGAATACGCGGCGCAACGCCCTTGCATCGAGTATTGGGTAGGTTACGGGCGCGGGCTTGGTATGAGCATCGAAGCCCCCGGATCGGGCTTGCTGAAAGGTAGGCATTACGCCTATGACGATTACGACCAAGGCTATCGCTCGCGGCTGGAAATGCGCAAACACGCGCTACAAGAGCAGTTACACAATGCCGAGGTTGAATCAGTAGGGAGTGAAGGGGAATTGAAAGCCCTCACGCCTTACAGAGAGTTGCCGGTCATTGAGGATGCTTGGAATAAAGCCTTTGACGATCACTTCCGCAAGAAGAACTTTGTCAGCTTCTTACGCGGTACTTTAAAGGAACTAGACCGCGCAATCGAAATACTGGACGCATACAGGCAGGATAGCGACGAAGCGACAAAAGATGATATGCGGCGGTTGATTGAGATACCGTATCAGCTTGGATGATTCTTTGAGGAAAACAGGTAAATTGAATTGTTATAAAAAAAACGAAAAATAACGCATTAATGAATTGTCAGAGGGTGGTCGTGGCTGACCGTCTGCCTTCGGAGTGGTGTGGTAGACCACACGGCGTTCACCGTCACCGATTTGCAGGCGTAGTTAAACCAACCAATAACACCGTCGTTTTTTATAACAGCGTAATGTTCACCCAGGGAAGTTCACGCGAAGCCGCAGATAAAAGGAAAGGAGGAAGAATGTCAGACCCTAACACGATTTCAGACGCGAATCACTTGGTAAACGATGCGATCACGTCGATCCAGAATGGCGACACCGAAACGGCGAATCAGCAATTCGAGCAAGCCGCGCAGATTTACGAACAGAACGGCGCAAGCGACGACGCGCAAGATGCCCGCGATCTAATCACCCCAGCGTAATATTCACCGCCCGAAACCAAAGCCACTTGCACAAAGTGGCTTTTTGTTGTATTATGCGGATAGGTAAGATTGCAAAACAATATCAAAACAGGGGAGTGGCTACTCTAACCATAAAGAGGCGAAATGTCAGACGAAGATAAAAGCAAGGAAAACACCGACGCGCAAACCGAAGAAGTGAAGGAACCGGAACAGTCACCGGGTACAAAATCGACTGAAAAAACCCTCACACAAACCGAAGTCAATAAAATACTGGCAGATGAACGGCGCAAACATGACGCTCAATTCAAAGCCCTAAAAGGTGAATTTGATACCTTCCGAGGCGAGATTGAAGCCAAAGAAAAAGCCGCGAACGATGCCGCCGCCGAACAGGTGGAAGCCTTGCGAAAAGATTTGCCTGAAGCGATCGTGAAGCTCTTGGATAAACTCACGCCCATTGAACAGCTTGAATGGTTGCGTGACCCAGAGAATGCGATCACGAAAAAGCAAATCCCAGAATTGCCGAATCCCGCAGAGGGACACGGCAAACAACGAAAACAAATCAACGTAGTGTGAGGTAAATATGACCGCAGTAGTGAAAAGCACAAAAGCCGGTTACGACGCAATTAGTGCCTCGAAGTGCATCGTCATTTCAGAGTTGCTAACCGCTGGAGCCGGTCTTGCATTTGAAAAGCTCGCTCCTGTCTATATTGACAGTGACGGCAAAGTACGCCCGGCAACCGACGATTCAACCAATGAGTTGAACTTCGACGGCTTCGCCATGTCCAAGAATGATAGCGACGGCGGCTTGCCCTGTACAATCATGGGCTTGGGGCTTGTTATGGAATGGCTCGAAGACTCCGACAATTACACCCCCGGAACCCGCTTTTATGTGGGCGCAACCAATCAGCTTGAAACCACTGGCACAACCCCCGTTGCCATGGCTATCAATGGCAAAGAAATCATCGTGATCGCTCCTCCCGGACTTCGGGCGGCGGTAGCATAGGAGAGTGAGAAATGACTAAATACGTAGGTACTTACTCCCTTGAAGATTTACTGGCGCAACGATACGTTCCCGCCTCGCAATTCGGCTTTGACGCAATCGCCCGCGCGATTCAGGCTCATCTGGACTGGTTGAATGGGCAGGTTGCCGATCAGGTCGGCTTGATTGCCGAATCCAGCACGGACGTTCGCCGCGTGTGGGGGACGTCCGAGAACATGGAAATGAAGGAAGTTGATGAACTCGGCGTTGCTCGTACCCAAAAGGATACGAACGGCGTTGAGGTCAATTTCCCGCTCCGCAAATTCAGCCTCTCAACCGGTTGGACTTCGGACTTCATCGCCCGCGCTACCCCCGCCGATCTTGCACAACGAACCCTCGACGTGCAAACCGCGTACCTGACTCGCTTCCGCCAGGAAATGACCGCCGCGATCTTTGGCAAGGCTAACTATAGCTTTGTGGACTGGCTCGGTGATGGTACTACCCTCGCGGTTAAGAAACTTTTGAACGCTGACGGCGGCGCAATCCCTAATGCCCCGGATGGTACGACCTTTGCCGGGACTCATCAGCATTACAACGGCACAGCGGGCGCGTCTCTCGCGTACACTGACATTGATACCCTCATTGCCAATGTGACTGAACACATGCTCCCCGGCGTGAAGCTATTTATCAATGCCGCGAATGTATCCACCCTCACCGGCTTGAGCGGCACGAAGTTTACCGCCTTGACTCTTGCGGTTGTGGCTGTACCGGGTCGCACGAGTGGCACGCTTATGACCGCCGACGTGGAAGATGACCCGAATAACAAGCTCGTTGGTTATTGGGCTGGGTACGAAGTTCATACCCGCTCATGGGTCCCTTCCGGCTACTATGCCGCGATTGCGACCGGATCACCACAAAAGCCGCTTGTTCACCGCTTGGACAAGTTCACCGCCCTAAACGGTATGCGTATGGTGTTTCAGTTGAACGCCCATCCGTTGACCGCCCAAACCTTTGAAGCTGAAATCGGCTTCGGTGCTTGGGGTCGACATGCCGCCGCGATCCTGGACGGCGCACATCAAACCACCTACTCCAATCCGTCGGGCTTAGTCCGATAAGTTGGTAACACCGCCGGACCGGACTTACCTTTTCCCCGGTCCGGCGGTAAGTTGGGCGCGGTAGTCGTAAAGATTATTTGCCCGCGCGGAGTTGTCAAAGTCACGGTAACGTGTGTCTGGTCATCTCCTCAACAACGATAACAGCGATGGTTTGCAGAGAGAGCAAACCCCGATAATTTACAAAACTGCGGAGAGGTACTTACCTTTTCACCCTCTCCGCAGTAAGGTTACTTTATGGCAGACACATTCAAAGAGCAAGCACCATCCTATACGCCCCCAGCAGGGGGGTATAATATACCCCCTCACAAGGCTAGGGGAACATCATTTCAAAGGTCATTATGACACTTGCCGCGTATATCACCTCTAATTTTGGACAGGTCAAGACTCAATTAGGCTGGTCAGATAGCTTGCAGATTACCACGATCACTGACAAAGCGATTGAATGGTACGGCGTTGACACTGAAGCCGAGGCGACAAACGCAAAGAAAATTCATGCGTTGGTTGATGTTGCTGTATGGCGACAAGTGGGTAATGATATTGGGCTTGATTACAGTTTCAGCGCGGATGGTGCAAGTTATTCACGAAATCAAGCCGTCGAAAATGTGCAATCAAAACTAGATGCGGCAATCACGGAGGCATTGGTTTACATGCCTAACTATCAAATCGGCGTTAGTCACTCCGACGATCACCCGGATTGGACATCGTAATGGTATACGTTGATACTATGCGAGCGCACTACGGAAGAATGATTATGTGCCACATGGTAGCGGATAGCCTTGATGAGTTACACGCAATGGCTGATAAAATTGGCGTGAATCGCAAATGGTTTCAAAACAAACTAAACCGCCCGCATTATGATATTTGCCTGAATAAACGCTCGCTTGCCGTGAAACTTGGCGCAAAGGAAATAACGCCCCGCGAGTTGGTAAGGTTATTTCATGCGTAAACTCACATCCGGCGAAGTCTCCCGCATGACCGCAACACAGGTCGAGAGTTTCAACGATCAAGTGACGCTCTTTTCCCATACAAGCGGACAAGATAGCTTGGGTCAGTTGGTTGATAGTTTCGATAGTGGTAATCTGATTTATGCGGGCTTATCCACCGAAAAGCAATACCGGAACGAGCGTAACGAAATCGTCACCATTGAATCGGATGCCGTTCTACGGGTTGCCGCGAGTCAGTCAATCGCGGTAGGGGATAGGGTGACAGGGCGCAACGTCACCTTTTATGTTGACGGCGTACAGATCGGGCGTAATGTCAAAATTGCGTCATTGCAGGAGATACGATAATGCCTCAGATATTTATAGACCGCTTTGATACTGTTTCAGATTTGCGCGGCAAAAAGCGAACATATAAAAATATCAAGGCGGCTGTCTTAGCGGCTGGCAAGTTTTCTTGCTTTGATGTTGAAACCGAAAAAGACGGAAGAATTTTTACAAAGCTATGCCATGATGACCCAGAGATTGAAGTTTTTGATATGGGTTATCCATGGACAGGTGTAAAACTAAAGAAGGCTGAACAATGCCCGCAGTAATCGCAGGAATGGCGAAACTCACAGCACAACTAAACGCAATCGGTCTAGCTTTCACGGTTGACGATCTAGCCGAGGGCGCGTTGGTCATTGCGACACAGGCAGAAAATAACTGCCCCGTTGACACCGGTTATCTTCGCTCTACCGTGTTCGTGCGTGAAGCTGGCAATGATGTCGAGATAGGATTCGAAGCCCCTTACGCCTCGTACGTCGAGTTTGGCACGTTCAAAATGGCGGCGCAACCCTTCCTCCGCCCCGCGTTCGATGAGGCTGAATTGCAAGCCTTGTCTGCCATTGTGGACAGTGTCGAAAAGAATATGCGAGACATCACGAAATGACCATCGAATCAGTAATCGCCTCCAAACTCGCAAGCGTCGGAGCGGCTTACCCGCTGACCATCCCGACCGGTGCAACACTCCCCGGCATGGCGTACCAATTCATCAGCGAGATTCCCATGCGTCATCACGGCGGCGCGGATATGGTGCGAAGGCGTTTACAAGTCTCTTGTTGGGCAAACACCTACGCGGGCGCGGTTACGCTAGGCGATCAAGTCCGCGCTGCTCTTGACTTGAATCAAAGTAATATTGAACTGATAACCGCTGAAAATATCAGCGATTTCAAAGACCCAGAGGCGAATAAATACCGCCGAATTGTTGAATTTTTTGTCTGGGAATAGGAGAATAAAAACATGGCACAAACTAATTACGGCGTTATCTTGTCCGACTCGGCTGGCACGATTGGCGAAGTTGTGAGCGTTGACCCGCCCGAAATGTCAGTTCCTTCAGTCGAATCCACCCATCACGGCACGGGCGGACATCGTACCTTTACATCCAGCAAACTGGCTGAGATTGGCGAGTTCAAAGCGACGGTGAATTACGTCAAGGCGAATATCGCCTCGCTGTATACCAAGATGCGAGCCGGAACCATCGGACGGTACACCCTGGCTTACGACAGCTTGAACGCTGATTTATTCGGCGCACTTGTCACGAACATCAAACCGATGACCGCCGACGCGACGAAGCCGGAAGTCCTGAAGGCTGAAATCACTTTCCGTGGCACTGATTCGTTCTCGCTGAGCTCGTAATGCTGACACGCGAGCAACTCTTAAATCCCAAGACAACCACCATCGATGTTGATGGTGGGAGTATCATTATCCGCGCATTATCCGCCGAATATGCAATGAACTTGCGCGGGCGTGACTTGCAAGGCTCTGACATCTTTCAGGTAATCGCTGATTCCATCGTGGACGAACAGGGTAATACCATGCTCACCGGCGCGGAAGTAGGCACGCTGGCAATCTCTACGCTGGAGCAAATCGTCAAGCAGGTTTTTGAGTTCAACGCGCTTGGTAAAAAAGCCGTTGACGATGCGACGGCAGAGCTAAAAAAAACGGAAGATTTGATTATGAACTCGCAAGGGCATTGGGAGCCGGCTCCGTCGAAATAATGCTCGCAAGTATGCCTCACAGTGAGTACGTCCACTGGCAGGCGATTTACAGCGTCGAACCTTTTCCAGAGGAGCGAGCCGATCAACGAACCGCCGAATTATTGCGAATGATGATGATTACGGCGGGCGTGAAGAAACTCCCGAAAATCTCTGACCTCATGCCTGACTGGTGGGGCGAGCACGCACCCACACAGCAAACCCCTGAACAGATCCGCGCAAACATGGCGATTGTGAAAGCCACGAAGAAAAAGAAATCCAAAAAATGATCCTCGAAAAATTGGTTATCCCCATAGGATTTGACACCGGCTTATTGATGGCTGGTATTGATGCCGTCACAGGACTCATTACCGGCGCGGTAGAACGAACTCAGGAATGGACTGAGGGCATGGACGC